CTATACATCTATGATGGAGCACACACCTGGTGCTTTGAATGGTGTAACAAATTCAAGAAATAGTGATGGTGGTATTGTAGCAATACTCGATAGTAGTAGAAAAATAGATGTTTGGAATGTAGATAATTTAACTTTAGATACTAATACACTATCTTCGACTGATACTGATGGTGATATAATCCTTAATCCAAATGGATCTGGTGAGGTAATGATACCTGACGACACCTTCTTAGGTTTCGGTGGTGGAGCAAATGGTACAGCAGCATCAGATTCAAAAATTGAATATGATGAAAATGGTACAGATCAACTTACATTTACTGGAGCAGATGTAAGATTTAACATCACAACTCAGTCAACCACAAAAGATAACGGTGCTGTAATTGTTGAAGGTGGTGTAGGTGTAGAAAAAAATATTAATGTTGGTGGAAATTTAATCGTTGATGGTGGTGAAAGTAGACTAGGTAATATTAGGATAGAAAATAATATTATTGCTTCTCTTGCAGGAGCAGATAATAAGATATTCATTGACCCATATCCAGATGGATTGAGTAATGAAGGTGATGTTATCATCAAAGGTAACTTACAAGTTGATGGTACAACAACTACAGTTAACTCAACACAGACAACTGTTAATGACCCAATCATGATGGTTGGTGATACTACCAGTACAAGAACTGTGATGACAGCGATGGCAAATGGAGCTTCAGCAGTTGTTGTTGACCAAGTAACAGGTATCGCAGTTAATGATACACTTTTACACTCTAGTTTCTCAGCAAGTGGAATTACAACAGTTACAGCAATCAATACTGGAACTAAGACGTTAACCTTTCAAGGAACAGCGATTGCAGGTATTAGCACACAAACTGAGATAACAGTTGTACATGCAACAGATACTAATACTGACCGTGGACTTGGATTTACTTATAACACAGGTATTGGAACTGCAACCTCAACTGATGGTTTCTTTGGATTAGATGATAGTTCAATCGCATCTAGCACTGCTGGTGTTGGAAATCACGGTACACACGGTGACGATAGTAGAAGATGGACATATGTTCCTGATGCAACTATCACAGCGAGTGTTGTTGCTGGTACAAAAGGTTTCTTAGATATTAAGGGTATCTATTATCAGTCAGGTAACTTTAGTTCAGGTGGTGTAGTTTGGTTTGATAGTGAAGGTTTACAGAGGTCTACAAATGCTCCTGCTTCTCCTGTCATTACTTCAAAACAAGTATTAACTGCAATCACAAAGATTGTTCTAACGCTACCAGGTGCGGTTACACTGTCACAAGGAGACATTGTAAAGCAAGACACCACAAATGCTTTTGGTGTGGTTGAGAGTGCTGTGAGTGGTGGTACATCAGTACCTTTAGTTGGTGTAGAAGGAACATTCAATACTTCAAATAATTTAAGAAGAGAAGGTCAGAGTGGTGCAATCCAAAACTTGAGCACATCACCTGATGCTGTAACGAATACATATACTAACAAGCCACATTGGACTTCAACCCTAGACGGAGGTACTTTCTAGCATGCAGCAAAACAGTGAAGTAGATGTTAATGTTTTAGTGAATTTATACCATACAAAATTAGCAGCAGCATTAAACCAAAACGTTCTTTTGGAAGCAAAACTCCAAACTCTAAAAAATGATTTTGAACAAGAGAAAAATCAACTTTTAGAGCAACTAGCAAATCTCACGGATAGTAATGGCGAAACCAAATAGTAGAGGGACACTAATAAACTATGCCTTACGTCAATTAGGTGCACCCGTATTAGAAGTTAATATTGATGACGATCAAATCCATGATTTGGTTGATGATACTATCCAGTATTTTAATGAACGTCATTACAATGGTATTGAAAGAACATATTTGAAATATAAAATCACTCAAGATGATTTAGATAGAGGTAGAGCAAAAGGAACAGATGGAGTTGGAATAGTCACCACAACTGGTATATCAACTTCAAATGTAACTGTTTCAAGTAATTTTTATGAGACTTCTAATTTCATATCAGTGCCAGAGCATGTAGTTGGTGTACATAAAATTTTTAAGTTTGATACTAGTTCTATTTCAGGTGGAATGTTTAGTATTAAATATCAGTTATTTTTAAATGATTTGTATTATTTTAACTCTGTTGAGTTATTACAATATGCAATGACAAAATCTTATCTTGAAGATATTGATTTTTTACTTACAACTGAAAAACAAATAAGATTTAATCAGAGACAAGATAGATTATACTTAGATATTGATTGGGGTGCACAATCAAAAGACACATTCATTATAATTGATTGTTTACGTGCACTTGATCCTGATGAATTTACTCAGGTTTATAACGATCCATTTGTTAAAAAGTATTTGGTTGCATTAATGAAAAAACAATGGGGTCAAAATTTAATTAAATTTAGAGGAACAAAATTACCAGGTGGTATTGAATTAAATGGTAGAGAGATATATGACGAAGGAGTAAGAGAATTAGATGCAATTAAATCAGTTATGGCAAACGAGTACGAACTTCCACCTCTTGATTTTATTGGGTGATGCATAATGGTTTTAAATCCCTATTTTTTACAAGGTTCTCAGGGTGAGCAGAGATTAGTTCAAAATCTAATCAATGAACAACTTAGGATGTATGGTGTTGAAGTTACATATATTCCAAGAAAATACGTAGATACAAATTCAATAATAGAAGAAGTTACAACATCTAAGTTTGATGATAACTTTGCGATTGAAGCATATGTAGAAAACTATGATGGATATGCTGGTGCTGGAGATGTATTAACTAAATTTGGAATGAGTTTAAGAGATGAAGTAACTCTCACCATATCAAAAGAGAGATTTGAAGAATTTATTTCTCCATTTATGGATGCAGATGATGATATTGAATTATCATCTCGACCTCGTGAAGGTGATTTAGTATTTTTTCCTTTAGGTCAAAGACTATTTGAAATTAAATTTGTAGAACATGAAGAACCATTCTATCAGCTAGGTAAAAATTATGTTTATAAACTGAAGTGTGAACTCTTTGAATATGAGGATGAAGTTATTGATACATCTATTGACGCTATTGATAGTCAGGTAGATGATGTTGGTTACATAGCATCTCTTCAATTAGTTGGAATTGGTATTACAGCAACCGCATCTCTATCAGTTGCAACAGGTGGAATTCGTGAAATATTCTTAAATAATGATGGTTCAGGATTTACAGGAACACCAACAGTAGCTATTTCAACATCTCCAACTGGTCAAAGTGGTGATAATGCGAGTGCAGTGGCATTTACAACCACCAGAGCAAGTATAACATCTATAGAAAAAATATTGATAACAAATGCAGGTGGTGGTTATGTAACTCCTCCATCAATAACTATCTCAGGTGGTGGTGGAACTGGTGCTGCAGCAACTTGCTCTATTAATACTGTGTCTAATAGTGTTGTTAGATTTACTATGACACAAACTGGTGTTGGATATGGAACTGCACCTACAGTTACTATCGGAGTACCTGCTGGAGCAACAGCAGCGGATAGAGCAACTGGTATTGCATCAATTGGTATTGATCCATCAAGTGGATTCAATCGTGTTAATTCAATATTTGTTACTAATGCTGGAGCAGGATATACAGGTGGCGAGACTGTTACGATATCAGATCCAGAGACAATCAGTGGAATTGGTACTTACTTATTCAATGAAGTTGTACAAGGTATGCGTTCAGGAACTCAGGGAAGAGTTAAGAATTGGGATGTTGATACTGGAATACTTAAAGTTGGTAATGTTGGAATCGGCACGACTACGACATCATTCTTCGCTGGTGAAGATATTAAAGGACTTACTTCTGGTGCACTATTCAGTGTTTCTGCTTTCGATGATGATACCGAAGATAAATATAACGAAGGTGATATATTTGAGTCAGAAGCAGACTTAATAATTGACTTTTCAGAATCAAATCCATTCGGGAGTTTTTAAATGGGATATCCAAAACCTTATAAAATACCATATGATCCTTGGTTTGATTATAACATTCCAGCAGCAATAAATGATACTTTACAATGTTGGATAGCAACTGAGGATACTGCAAAGTGGACAACTGAAGTTGATGATACAATACATTCTAAAATGTATGATTTAGCAACGGATAGTGGTTTACTATTAGGTGGTTCGGAATTATTAGCGTAGAAAAATGTTAGGAAATTATTTTTACCATCAAATTATAAGAAAAACAGTTATCGCATTTGGTACATTGTTTAATGATATTCATGTGCGACATGATGATGGTGCAGGTAATGTTATATCTGATATTAAAGTTCCAGTTGCATATGGACCAAGACAAAAGTTTTTAGCAAGAGTTACTCAGCAAGCAGAATTAAATAAAGCAACTCAAATTACATTACCAAGAATGTCTTTTGAGATAACAAATATCTCCTATGACTCTACAAGAAAGGCAGGTATTACACAAACATTCAAAGCGAAAGATGTTAATAATGAGCAAATGAAAAAGGTATTCATGCCTGTTCCATATAATCTTGGATTTGATTTAAATATTCTAGTAAAACAGCAGGATGATGGATTACAAATCCTTGAACAAATATTACCTTTCTTTCAACCAGGTTTTAATATATCAATTGATTTAGTTAAATCAATCGGAGAGAAAAGAGATATTCCTATGGTTCTTCAAAATATTGCACAACAAGATGATTATGAAGGAGATTTTGCAACAAGAAGAGCATTAATATACACATTATCCTTTACAGCAAAAACATTCTTCTTCAATCATATCGCTCAAACTCCAGAAGGACTTATCAAAAAAGTTCAGTTGGATTACTACTCAGATACGAATACAAGAACTGCGAAGAGAGAGCAAAGATATACTGTTCTTCCAAAAGCAAAGCAAGACTATAACGAAGATAATGTTATAGATAGTCAAGATGATTTATTAATTGAACCAGGTGATGATTTCGGATTTACAGAAAGTAGCACATTCTTTGGTGGTGATGGTAAAGATTTTGCACCTAATCGAGGGGTAGATATCTAATGAGTAAGTTTGATTCTTTAAATGATACTTTCAATACTGATGATGGTGTTGAAGTAGATGCGATTGTTAAAGCAGAAGATACTGATATACAAAAAGAACAAACTAGAGAAAATGATGTAAATAAGGATTATGATTATACAAGAGGTAATTTATATTCATTAATTGAAAAAGGACAAGAAGCAATCAATGGTATTATGGAAGTTGCAGGAGAAACCGCAAGTCCAAGAGCATATGAAGTTGCAGGTCAATTAATTAAAAGTGTTGCAGATACTACAGATAAGTTAGCAGATTTGCATAAAAAAGTAAAAGATATAGAAGCAGATAATCCAAAAACACAAAATACAGTTACTAACAATGCATTGTTTGTAGGTTCAACAAGTGAATTATCAAAGATGTTAAAAGACGGAATGCTAAATAATAATAGCTCTGAATAGTCTGTATAATGGGGAAGACTTCCTGCAAAAAAGGAGAATACTACTGCAACACCGACCAAAAGTGTAAACCTATTCCTGACGGATATAGTGTTGGCTCTGATGGAATTCTTGTCAAAGAAGAGAAGGATAGTGATCACGAACCAGAGATGATTCGTAGTCAATTGAAAACTGCAGGTAGAGCATCTAAACGTATTGAAAAACATTCACGAAAGAAAAAAAATTTCAAAGCGTGGGTACAATCAAAGATAACTAAAGCATCCGATTATTTGGATACTGCTGCAGATTATCTTGATGGTAAAGATGATGTAAAAGAAGGTTCACTTCATAAATGGTTTAGTGGTTCTAAATCCAAAGATGGTAAAGGTGGATGGGTCAACGTTCGTACAGGTGGAACTTGTGCAAGTGATGAACCAGGTGAGGGAGTACCAAAGTGTGTATCTCGTTCTAAAT